TTGGCGATGTACTCGCCGCCGCGCACGTGCAGACCGGACATGTCCGCCCTGGCGATCCCGGCCTTCGTCTTGAGCGGGCAGAGGTAGCCGTCGCGTATGAGTTCCTTGACACCGATCTCGTAACAGATCGCGTTCAGGAAGTGGTCGGGCGTGCAGATGTATCCGCTCGTCATACGGAAGGGCGTGGCCGTCAAGCCGATGGTGCGCAGGTACGGATTCACCATGTGCGCGTCGGCCAGGAACCGCCGATACATTCCTTCACCGTCCGGAGGGATGAGATGCGCTTCGTCGATGAGGACGAGATCGAAGCGGTCGAGTTCCGCCGCCCGACGGTAGACCGACTGGATGCCGGCCACGATCACTGAATGCTCAGTATCGCGGCGCTTGAGGCCGGCGGAATAGACGCCGATCCGCAGATGGGGGGCCATCGCCGCGAGATGGTCGCGGGTCTGTTCCAGCAGTTCCTTCACGTGCGCGAGGACGAGCACGCGGCCGTTCCACTTGGTGATCGCGTCGTCGCAGATGGTCGCCATCACCGGCGTCTTGCCGCCGCCCGTCGGGATAACCACGCACGGGTTGCCGTCTCGCTCGCGCAGGTGCCGGTACACGGCATCGACGGCTTCGCGTTGGTACGCTCTGAGCTGCATCAACTTCACCTGTTGCTGGAGAACCGCAGGAACTCATCGCGTCGCCGCCGCTCGTTTAGTCGTCGAAGGAACTCGTCGTATGCTGCGACCGCGCGTTTCGCTTGGCCTTTCGCGCGGCCCTCGCACACCGGACACCGAGGGCAGTTCGGGCTGTTGACCGCCTGAAGCCGGTCGGCCAGGGCGGAGTCCATCTCGAACCGGAGACCGCACCTCCTGCACCTGACACGGCGCTTTCGGCGTCTCAGATTCGACGCCTTCCTAAATCCTTGCCGTCTCACGGACATTTGGCCTCCTGTATGCGGACGATCACGCGCCCGCCGGGCACGGGATCGAACATCTCGGCTGTCACCTTCTTGACTTGGGAATCGTCGTGGTACGCACCGCCGTGCTGGATCGCGTCCCAAAGTGCCTTCTGCAAATTGTCCAGGTCGCGTCGTCTTCGGTCGGGCGGATAGACTTCGATCCGAAGCTCGATCCGCCCGTCGATCGGGCGGATACCTGCTGCCGCCAGGACCGCCGCGACCCGTTCGCGGTAGCGCCGGCCTTCCCGGCTGATCAGCGTCCGACGCCCGACGTGGCGGTAGTAGTGGTTCACGCTCGGCGGGTACGGCAGGTCCAGTTCAATCACACGTCGACTCCATCCCAGAACCGGATCGCGGCCTTGACGCGGGTCACGAACTCCTCGGCGTCCTTGACCACGTACCTCTGCCTGACCCCGCCGATCGGCATCCGGGCGATGCGGTAGTGCTCTTCGACCGAGAGGGGGTGCCCGTTCGCCCGGATGTCCTTCGGGAAGGGGTCCGATGATGTTGCAGGGCCGCCGTCACGGCCCTGCAACGGTTGCGCGGTTGTGGCGAGGGCGTCTGTCACGAGCGCTTCCACGGCGGCACATCGCCCGACGGCGAACAGCCGTCGGCCGTCGCCTGCTGGGGCTGGCCCTCGGCCGCCTCCTTCTTCTCGTAGCCCTTGATCTCGTTGGTCATCTCGCCGGTGTCGTCGCGCTTCTTCAGCTTGACCGACACGACGAGCGGGAGGTCGTGCAGCTCGTGCGAGTCCTTCGGCGTCATCACGCCGACCGCGCGGCAGACGGCCGACAGCTCCGCCCGCGCGATCTTGACCGCCGTCTCGTTCGCGTTGTCGAGGTTAAGCCGCGCCCAGAGGTTCCGGCCCTTGTACTCGCCCTCGATGACCTGGAAGGTCAGCTCAAGGTAGTGCCCGTCGCCGGCCTTGGTTTCCTTCATCTGCGAGGCGGTGACGACCGCCAGGTACTTGTCCGCCGGGATCGGCTCGAAGCCGACCTGCGGTTCCACTTCGCGCGCGTCGAATCCACCCAGGTTCGCCATGTTCAGGCTCCTTTCTGCTGGGGTTGCGCCGGGCGCTCATTGCCCGGCAGGTAGTCTGCGTAGGCGCTCCAGTCGAGCGGGAGCTCGTCCGGCAGGTTCAGCCGGTTCTTGGCCACATGCGCCGGGCGCTCGGTGGTGCGGACGATCCGCTGGCCGGTGCCGACGCCGCGTGCCTTCTTGCGGCCGAACCCCTCGTCGGTCTGCTTGGTGTGGACCCGGTACGTGGCGAACAGGACTTCGTCCGACCACTCGCAGACCAGCGCGCACGCGTGCTTGTGCAGGCGCGGCGTGTAGCGGTCGTAGGTCTCCGTCTCCGGGTTCTCGAAGCGGTCGATCCTCGAGTGGGCGACGAGGACCACGGTCATCCCGCGGTCGTTCCGGAGCGCGTCCAGCCCGTCGAGGACCTCACGCCAGTGCGTAAGTGCGAACGTGTAGCCTTTCGCATATCCGATGTCCTCGATGCTCTCGACGCCCTTCCGCCTGCACACCTCGGCCCAGATCAACTGCTCGAGCCAATCGAGCGTGTCGACCACGACCGTGCGGTAGGGGTGCTTTTCGGAGTACAGCTCCGACAGGGCGGCGATCACGTCGCTGTGCTTCCCCGGCATCGGGAACCGGTCACAGTCGACCTGACCCAGCCCGTCCTCGGTCTGGATGAAGATGGGCTTCGGCGCCTGGGCGCCCCACGTGGACTTGCCGATCCCGTGCGTGCCGTACAGCATCACGCGCCGGGGCTCCACCGTCTTCCCGCTCTGCACTTGCTGCAGTAACTTTGCCATGCTTCTCACCTCCTCTCTGTCACAGGTAATCGAACGTCCGAACTTCCTCGTACCCGCTTGGCCAGAAGCCGGTCTCCTCGCAGCGCTTCAGGCGCTCTATGGCCTGCTCGTTCTCCTTCTGGGCGTGCTTCAGCAGATCGGGCGCCAGCCGCCAGACACCGCAGCGGTAGGGTTCTTGTTTCTCGACGGCGATGATGTGGACGGGGATCTCCGCCAGGTTGCCGACGGCCTGGCCGAGCACGGCGCGGTAGAAGGCCATCTGATGGATGTAGCCGTAGCTGCGGGCGCTCATCTCGAAGAAGGTGAGCGTATCGCAGGTCTTGAGGTCGACGATGCCCTGTTCGGGATTGAGCCAATCGAGGCGAGCCTGGCAGGGCACGTCGCGGTAGTCGGCGCGGACCACGCCTTCGGCGATGCCGTCCGCCAGCAACTCCGAGGCGACCTCGTGCGTGCGGACCATCGTGTTCAGTTGCGTGAGCAGCACGAGCTGCTCGTCGGTGAGGACCGGCTTACCCTGGGCGTCGGCCCATTCCGCGAACGCCTTTGTCCGGGGGCCGTAGGCCTCACCGGTCTTGGGGTTGACTGGCCCGCCGACCGCGTAGCTGTTCTCGAACGCCTTGAGGCCTTCGAGGATGAGCATGTGTGCGGCGCGGCCGAAGAGGAACGCGGGCCGGTCCGGCTCCTCCGGGACGAGACCCAGCTTCCGCTTGTGGTACAGGCATGGATTGTCGCGGAACTCTTTGAGCTGGTGGCTCGTCAGGCGCTCTGCCGCCTTCTCCAGGTACACGTCGAAAGGTTCCTTGATGAGGAAGTCGAGGTCTGAGATCGTTGTCACTTGTGTGCTCCTGAACAGGTTCACGAACTTCGGGAAGAACATTCGGTTGCCTTTCCTTCCCGGCGATTACTCGCCGCACTGCGTTACATAACCGGCGGGCTGCCGATGTGTCGGAAAACGTCCGAAATAATCGTTCAACCCCGCGCTCTTGAAATGAGCCTGAAGTCGTCCCAAGGCCTTGTAGAAGGTTGTGCGCTGCATCCCAAGTTGTCTGGCAGCTTCTACGAGAGTCCGTGTCCCCATCACGCACTCAGCGATTCGCCGCAGGTCATCGGGCAGCTTCGAGAGAGCGAATGAGACGTCGGTCCGCAGTTGATTCTGCTCCTCGCGCGACCGACCGCGTTTGTCCGTGCGGATATCCAGCTCGTCTTGATCGACGGTCTCTGCGCGGGCAACAGTCCCGCCATACGCCCCCTCGACGCGGTCGTCCAGTGAACAGGATCGCCGTTGGTAGTCGCGCATCTCTTGCCTGCGATGACGAATGAGCTTGGCGCATTTGCGCTCGGTGACACAATTGACGAAGGTGTTGTATGAGGCTCTGGCAGGATCGAACTTCGGCAGGCGGAGCAGGAGCTCGAGTCGCATTTCCTGCTCAACGTCCTCGACATCGCTTCTCGTGAATCCCGCCGTGCCGATGAGCTGGCGCGCCTTGACGCGAATGGTCGACTCGGCGTACTCATTGATCTCCGGGTGCTTCTGGTTGGCATCCATCTCTGTCTCCTCTGGCCGAGGAGGCGCGTGTGGGTGCCAACCGAGACAGCGACCGACATGACAGGAGGCGTTGCAGGTCTGCCGCTTCAGCGGCACCCACAACGCCTCCACTTCGTGGCCGGTTAGTTGTCAGGTACGGGACTTCGAATCAGGAACGGGGAGCCGACCCCGCGATCAGGCGGCGTCCTCCTCCACGGTCATGCGAAAGGGCAAGCCGTGTTTGACCTCGATGGTGCGGATCATCCCGGTGCCCATCGCCTCCATCTGGGCGAACAGCTCCCGCACCTGGGCCTTGAGCGCGAAGTCGGCCTTATCGATCTCCGGCCGAGGGCCGTTCTCCGCGCCGAACTTCACCTCGCGCACGACGCGCGGCGGCGGATCGAACACCGGCTCACCGTCCGCAACGGTCAGCCCTTCGACTCGCCCGAAGTTCAGCCTCTGCATCAACTCGACCAGGCGCGCCTTGGGCGAAGCCAGCGAAGACTTCGCCCGGCTGCATCTTGCTTCCTGCATGCCTGTTCCTCCGAAAAGGGCGGCTGTGATGAGCAGCACCCTGTGCGCCGCTCAACACCCTCCGGCGGATTTGCAGGAAATGGGGAATGCAACTTGGGAGGTGGCTGTAACAGACTGGGGCGGTGGACTTACGCGCTGCCAGGGGCGGTTTTGCAGTTGCAGCAAATCACGCAAACTGCAAAATGAGCATCATCTCTTGAACTGCATGACCTGGTCGACGTCGTTGGCGGTCTCCCACAGGATGGCAATTTCTTTGTCCGACGGATCGTTGATTGCGCGGGAGACGGAGGAGACATGAATCTTGAGTCCGTCGGCCAACTGCTGCAGGGTGGGACGGGGCAGCAGTTCCGGGTCCCTCCCGCTCTCACGCAAGGAATAAGCATGATCGCGAGCCGCACGCAGGTGCTGCCGCAATACACGCTTGACTGCATCAATGGTCGCCGCACGCGATGCGCGTTTCGGGGGCTTCTTCGGGGTGGGTGCCTTC